ACAAGCTGTGACACAGTACCGGAAGGCTTAACGCAGGTGATTGCGGCAGACTGTTGAATGCCCATATCAAATGCAATCTCTGTGTTAGTGTCAATGGCTACTTGTTTTAATTCTACAAGCCATCTGTTTGTTTTTGGTAGACCCTCTGAACCATTAAGAATGCTGTGGTCCATAATACCTGTTAGACTTACACCCAACAAACGCTCTTCTTGTGTNTTAGTTTTCCAGATAGAACGTAGATACTTAAAGTCAGTCATGCAAGACTGAAACGTACCTAAGATTGTGGCGTGTCGTACCTTTGTTTTGAGTGTATCTAGTGTATCTGTAGCCCGAACAACTACCTCAGATAGATTACAGAATTGATATGGCCGTAGAATAATCTCTGAGCAGGGGTTAGTACCCCACTCAATAGGTTTATTGTTTTTAGTCTCTAGCTTTCTGCGACCATTCTTAGCAGCCTGCTTGTGTGCAGCCTGTCTGTTGAAGATGCCCCGCTCACCTGACTTACTCTCGTATAGTGAGTGCCACTCAGAGAAGAATACTTCCATAGTAGGCTTTGTCTTGTATGACACAGAGTTGTTAGCCAGCGCACGTTGCGCCTCATTGTTCCACCACTCACCTGACTTAGCCTTACGCATAGCTGCGTCACCAAGATTAGACAGAGAGATCAGTGCGCTTCTACGTACACCGCCGACAACTACAATCTCTCCAATCTTACACATGATGTCATGTGCTTCAACGGAGAATAGCCTACGGCCTGCTGCACCTTTAAACTTCTCAATGCAGAAGTTGAATAGGTCTTCAAGAGGTTCAGGACCAGATGCCCTACCACCAAACGTCATAAGTCTGGCACCTGCTGCCCTTACTCTGCTTACATCCCACTTAGGAACCTGTCCGGCGTACAGACACGCAATAAGTTCACGTAGTGCCTTACACCAACCCGCCTTACTGTCGTCAACAACAATGACTGTGTTGCTGCTATGAAAATCTTCATTGACTACGGGTAGCTTATCTACGCTCTCACGCTCAACGCTGAAGCCTACACCTGTACCACACATTAGAATGTACATAGCCTCATCAAATGAGCGGGGGCTGTCTACGGGAATGTAACTACAGTTGTAGCTGCCTACGTGACAACGATCCAAAGCTGGACCAGCAGTCATCATAGCTCGCATAGAAGGCATGACGCCTAAGTTTAGTACGGAGTCCTCCACCTCAGAGAGAAGTGTTTTAGCTTTCAGGTAGCCAAACGTATCATAGATATAACTACCTACGTAATCAAAGTATCGACTGACTGTCTCTTGCCAATCTTCACGGCGTCCTTCTTCTTCCTTCCACCGTGCATAGCGGCTGAGTGCAATAAAGTTTTGATAGTCTGTAGGTAGCATATTTCCCATACTAATTCCCCGTCTGTGTTGTTTTGAAGCCTACAATTGATAGGCCGTTAATGTCGTAGATGATCTCTGTGAAGGTACGCTCAAGTTCCGCAGCCACATTATCATCTGTAGGCATAGGATAGTCTTCCGTATCTACCTCCACAGTAATCATCATACGTACTCTCATTTAGTTTCAAGTGTCCCGATTAATTTATGTATATACCACTGTGCTTTATACAAGTCTTTCACAGGGTCTTCTGCATGTTTGAACCTGTATCGGCTAACATATTTTAGTATGTTGCCTTTTAGGTATCCTTCAAATTCAGTCATGCCCATAGACTCTTGTAGTAAGTCTATAGTTTCCATACCACTCATATTGTAATGGTCTGGGTTGTTTATCTCATCTTCGCTCACTTACCAAACCCCACAGAGATTACGTTGCCGTTTGTTGTGAAGGATGGTTTTGCTTTTGTTTCTTCTTCAGGTGTCTGGTTCAAGAGATATTCATTGTCATCTTTATTTAATCCATTAATGACTAACTCTCGTGCCATATTATACACCTCTTCATTCTGTTCGTAGAGATGAATGCTGGCAGATACCATATGAAGAACATTCTCCATCTTCTGTTCGTCTTCCGGTGAAAGACCATTGTCATCGTGGATAATTGCTTCTACGTCAATGTCACCAGCCCATCTGCCGTTATCTTCGATAAGAGGTGTGAACTTGAGGTAGAAGCTATCTTCCGTGAAGGAGTCTTTGAAGGTAGTCATTTTCGTTTAGTTCCTTTGAAGTCGATGAAGGATGGTATAGCGTCATTCGGTTCTTCTGTCAACCAGTCTTCTGGTATGATGCGGTCATAGTATTTAAAACCTTTTTGTATGCACCACTGCCCGTAGGTATTTTTTGCACCTTTGTAAAGTTTAGCTTTACTGTTAGTAAAAACAAAACGAATATCCAATTCAGGATGCTGCTTCTTAATCTGCACATGCTTACGTCTGTCTGGGGATGTGAATAAACCTTTAGTCTCAATTATAATATTGTTATTGAGTACGAAATCGGGGGTATAGGTTCTGTAAGATAAGTCTTCCCATTCAATCTTAACTTTTTCATATCGGTATTTCTGTCCGATAATGTCAAGACTTTCGGCAACCTTTACCTCTAAGCCAGACCTATACCCCTTCTTTCGAGCAGCACGAAACTGCTTTCTATTCATCAGTAAGACCAGAAACTCGAAGCAAACTTATGCGCTGGTCGGAATGAACTGTATCCCAACTTCACCATTTCTTGTTGAATGGCTGCATCTGTGTCGCGTTTAGTTTCCATCAAACTACGTAGCATTGTAGTTCGCCTTTCGTTGTACTCCTTTCGTGCCGCTGATAATTCTTCCTGTAGATTGTCAACTGCTTCTTTCAGTTGTTCCATAGTAAGATCANCNTATAATTCAGTCATTGTATTTCTCCTCNATGTGTACGTAGTCCACCTCTGGTGGCTCTTTAGCNGTAGAGGGTATTGAAGGTCTTGTGATTAAAGACTTGTAGCAATCCCTCTTATAGTCACAGAACTTACACCCTGAATTTAGAACTGTATTCCCCGTTGGCTTTCTCCTGTAGTACTCAGGCACTGCCTCAAAGGATCGTTCAAATTCATTAACGTCTAACTTCTGCACCTTATCTTGTAATGTAGTAATTTCTTCGTCAATGTCAAGTTCATTTGCCTCAACATATTTGAAGTTTCCGTTGGCTTTGTTTACTACCCACCAGCCACCAGCTTTTTTATCTAAGCCTTTAGCATAGCCTGCTAGTTGTCCTACGTAGCCAAATGAATCTCCTTTCTTTAGGGTTTGGAAATCAGAGAACTTGTGCATATAGGACCACGGAGAGGCAGACTTAACATCGTCAACAGCACCGTCGATACTAAGATCAGTTGTACCTTTAATGATGGTGCCATCTTCTAATTCAAGTCTGACCTCTTCGCTGTCCGTATATTCTACACCAGCCTCAGTAAGAAGACCCTTAAAGACGGCTTCCACAATATCACCTAACATCATGTTAAGAATAAATGTGGTAGGTAGTGACCGTTCAATATCAGGTCTGTTCTTCTGATACCAAAGCTGGCAGTATGGTCTGCCTATATTAGACATACGTAGTCTAAATGCTTGCTGACCACCCCCGCCGAACTGACGCTCAAGTGAATCACGAACACCGGATACAATTTGTTCGATGGAGGAATGAGACATCGAAGTCTTGCCATCACGTAAATCCGTGAGTAACTTATGTAGTGTCAGTTCAGCGGGGTGATTCATTTAAGCAGCCTCCTCAGAGGCTACGTCAATGAACTCGTCCACTAAATCCTTAGTGGTATCATCAACATCATCTACATTGTTCTCGTCCCACTTACTGAGTACGTAGGAGTTGTGGTCCTTAACCCAATCAAGAAAGTTAGTGAAGGTATCTTGATCTGAGTCCAGTAGCTCAATCTTATTTTTAAGATCAAGTGCCACACGAGGTAGATAGAAGCTGTCACCATTTGGTAGGGGCTTCTCTTCAGTTGACAAGACAATGCCGTAGCTCATTGGAAGCTGCTGCATCTTGTACAACTTATTGAAGGGAACATTAACAGAGGTGTAAGCCTCATTGTTATTGACCTCCCAAATAGCTGGGATAGGATCAGGCGTATCCACAGGATTACCTTCGGCGTCGATGGCGTCCTTCACTGTCAATGTACCGAAGATAGCCCGTGTTCTTTTGGTAGCACGGATAACCGACTTGACATTATCAGGAACCTTATCCCAATCTTCAAAGTACTGACTTGGCTTACCACAGTTGAAGCCCCCATCAGTATCCTTTAATTCTGACTTCAGGTCATTAGCCATCACCGTCTTTCGGAACCTGTTGGGTTTATCTCCATCACCCATAATGAAACGCTTGTAGAATACACGCTGCATGAAGGGTCGAATGGTTACGTTGGAAGAATAGATTTTCTTACCATCCGCAATAGGCTCTTCAATGCGGAAGCTGCCTGCTTCAACGACT